TTCTTAGATGTACCACACGCACCTTTTATGTTTCCGTCTGTACCAATGCGTACCCATTGTTGTCTTCTCCACTTAGCTAACTCGCCCATTACTTTTTCTTTTTAATTTTAAGTTTCTTACGTTTGCCGTAGTTTGGGTCTTTGCAATATTTTGATGCTGCCATGTTAGCATACGCTGATGGGTACTTATCGAAGGTACGCTTTGCCCAAGCTATACCTTTAGGACATATCTTAGCCATTAGTAACTTGGTTGAGACTTTTTAGCCTTCTTCTTCTTTTTGATTTTTAATTTAGGTCTGTACATAATTAACATTTCCACCTTCTAAGAGCTAGTGCTTTACGAGTAGGTCTACCTTTAGAATCTTTCATAGCTCCTTTAACACCAGACATTCTAGCACAGAAGCTACGCTTTCTAGCTCCGCCTTTTGGTTGTGGGGCTTTAAGATTTGAACCTGTCTTCTTATTGTAGTAGTCACGACCTTTCTTGGTCAGTCCACCTTTATCAGACTTATGTTCTTTTCGTAATGATACACCTTTTCTTTTCATATAATAAAAAAGCCCCCCAAGGGATTAACCAAGGAGGGCTTTGACTTAAGAGGGTTTATGCAGGAAGAATCTTCACTGAACACTCAGGGCGAAGGACACCATGACCCATTGCATACTTAGCAACGAATAGTGTACCTTGACGCTCGATTTGGTACTCGGACTCTGTAGCGAGGTCAAGCAACTTAACAGTACCAATAGCTTCTTTAGTACCAACAAGGATACCATGTTCACCACTGTTGTTAAGTGCGGAGAAGTCACCATTGTAACCTACTCCACTTCCACCAAATACGTCATTGTTTGCAGAACCATCATCATTGTCAGCAGTAGACTGGTCAACAGAGATGTTTCCTTCAGCAATAACTTCGAGGAAGTTGTTACTCTTAACTAGGCTTATGCCTGCAACTTCAGCAACAACACCACGAGCAGCATCAGCAGAACCACCGGAGGTGTCTTTGTTGATAGCTACGTTGTCGGATGTCAATAGCTTGTAGTATTGAGCAGGAGTAAGGATAGCATAACGTCCGTCACTTGGAGCGTCTACTTCATCTAACTTAGTTGCAGCAGCATAGAGTGCATCTATGATACCGGCAGCAGTGTTAGTAGTTGCACCAGAGATGGAGTTACCACCTGCTTGTGGAGCAGAAGCACCTGAACCGGCAGCAGCGAAGAGTGTCTTCATTGTTGCGATGTCAAAGCGTTTTGCTAGAGCTTTTCCAAGCTCGCTTGCGTAGATAGAACGCACGTCATAGTGGCTCTTTAATTCATCGATGTTAGCAATGAATGTGGATGATACAAGAACATCATCGATAGTGATGACACGCTCGTTCATTCCAATGCTGCTTAACATTGAGTTACCTGAGTCAGCAATGTTGACTCCGGGTTGGTGATATTTCGCGGTCGCGATTCCACTGACTGGGAACTGAGCAGACTTGCCTGATGAGATTGTACGCATCAAGTGTAGGTCTTTCATGACATTGTTTTGTTCAAAAGCAGTCAAGATTTCTCCTGAGAAGACTTTGAGAAACAATGCGTCATTATCAGAACCGCCAGAAATAAGACCACTGCGACTTGGGGATGTATTACCATTTGCCATAATTTTTGTCTTTCTTTATTAGGGGTTGATTTTAGTTTATTGTTTTTTGTCTTCGATTATCTGCTTACCAAATGTTATCCTCCTCAGAGGGCATTGTGCTTACTAATCTTCAACGAAAGTTATAGGAAGGTCATAGCTCTTTTGGCGTATGCTTCCAGATGTTTTTGCTTATAATCCTTGCGTGGCTTTTCTACTCGTTTCCAAGCACCACCACCACCATTCCATATAAACAACCAATGCTTAACAGTTACCTCTATTCCTTGCCTTTGAATGTGCTTTGAATAGTGTCGTAATACTGTATAAGCAATCTCTTTAGAAATTGTTGGGTCGAAACAATCTTCATGCGTAAGGCTTTCACCACTGATGCGGTTGTAGTCTTTAACCATGATAGACGTGATTTGATAATAACCAAAGGCTTTACCATTATCCCCAGTAACCTGTGAGCTACTATTCGGATACACTTCCCACAAAGGGATTTTTGACACGAAGTCGGAGAGATACAGAATTTCATTTGCTTTTAATGGGTGGGCTAGGAACACAGCTAACGCTAGTATGTATAAGGATTTCATTCATGTTATTTGATTGTCGATGAACCGAAGTAGAAACCAACAATGGCTAGCACTGTTTGTCTTATCTCCGGTAGGATGACGTACCCTGATAGGGTTTCATATGATGTACTACTAAACAGTCCAAAGAGATACTTGCTGTCTTTACCAACAGTAATCCCTTCTGGACTGTGAGCTAAAATAAATGGTGCTACTACAACACCAAACAGAACTGTAACTACGATAAAGCGTCTTACCCATTCACCACCACGCTTTGCTGCTTGGTTGTGACTTTCATCGGAAGCCTTCTGCTTTTGTAGAACGGCTTGTAGGTTTGCTTGTTGATTTGCAGCAAGTGTACCAATGAGTTTGAAAACAAACCCAGACGCACTACCGCCTATCATAGCTATTAGTTCTGGTGTCATATTTATATCGCTGTTGTAACTGCTAGTCGTTGTTCAACTAACTTTCTATATCCTGCGTCTTCAGCATACTTAGCGTCTCTCATTGCTCTTGTGACTTCAGCGGCAGAACCAAAAGGTTTGACACCTGCGTCACTAGCAGAAGTACCACCTTTCTCTAACGATGGCTCACCACCACCTAGAGATTTATATTGAGCGTACAAACCTTTAACTGCAACAGTTGCTTGGCTAGTAGTGCCACTCTCTACAATAGTATTATAAGCATCTAGCTCTTCATCAGCTAGGTTCTCACCTGCCCATTTAGCCATAGCCTCATACTCTGATAAGCCACCAACAGTTTCGTGGATGGCTGAAGTCTGGGCATCAACTAATGATTGCTGTCCTGCTATATATGCATCGACCATTTCTCTGGGGAGACCTGCCTTAGCAAGACCCTCATAGGTCTTATCGGATAGTTCCCCATTGTTTGTAAATTCTTCAGTAGCGTTGGTGATAACCTCGTTAGATGGAGAAGCAGGTTCTTCCTTGGAAGCCTTTTCTTCTTTCTTTTCTTGAGAGTCTGACTGCTTCTTTTCTAAAGCAGAATAAGCCTTTGCCATATCTTCGGCAGACTCAAACTTCTCTGGTAACCACTCTGGACGCTCATCTTCAATAGGGGTCTCAGTATCTTCCACTTGTTCAGTTTCAGATTTAATACTTTGACCTCTAGCTTTAGCAGCCTCTTCTTGCATTTCGGCTTGCTTTTCAAGTGAGATATTTTCTTCCTCACTGTGTTCCTGTATAACAACTCTTTCCATATTACTCGCTTATTTGTTGATTCATATTCGCTCCTTCTTGAGCGTTTGATATTTGGGAACTAATAGCATTTACGCCATTAGGTATAGCAGCTTGCATCATTGCTGCTTGTTGGGCTTGCTGTGCCTCCTGTTGCATCTCTTCAGGACTCTTGATTAACTCTTGAGTCTTGATACCTAGTGAGGTTGCTCTGCGTTTAAAGTATTCACTCACATTAACAAACTGAGCGACTGCTTCCGCACCAACAACTTGAGCTGCTCCGGCAAGGAACAAATCAAGTTTCTGTAAATCATTGCCACGACCTAGTGCTTCGACACCAGTAATAATAACTGGGTTGACTACATTCTTAGGTAGCTCTGGTAATGATTTCTTTTTCTTCATTACTACCAGTAGTCTATTGACCATTGGCATCTGAAGTTCTGTACTAAGTAATGAGTAAAGACCACCAAGGGCAGACTCTAGTTCTATACTTAACATTCTTATTTCTTCAGCAGTTACACGTTCGGCTTGGCGAACAACTCCTGATGTAAGTAAGAAGGCGTGTCCAAGTCTATCCTTAATTTGATTGATAGTTTCTTGGGCAACACGAAAGTCATTAAATTTATTTAGCTGAAGGACAGATACATCTGCTGCGTTGCCTTGAGAGATAGCACCATTGGGTGACTCTGCAAGTGTCTTAGCTCTTGTAGTTCCGTTAGGATTAACAAGGAACAATACTTTAGCTGCTGCAGCACTACCTTCAACGATAGCTTGGGTGAGGGACTCAAGAGACTGTAGGTCTCCAAGGTACTCCTCAACATATCCTCTACCATAGTCCTCGCCATCTATGCGAGTGAACCTAAGAGGGATGAAAGGGTTCTTGTCTAGTTTGTATTCACCTTCAGAAGATGGGATGCGTACACCATTGATGTCTTGGTAAACGTGCCAGTGGTCACTCTTGCGACACACTGCTGTGTAAAGATGTATAGTCTCATCTGCACTTTCTCCTTGTACACCAACAAGCTCTTTAAGCTCGTCACTCAAGGACATATATGAAAGGCTTTCCTTTGTGCATATATAAAGTATATTACCCATAGCATCACGCTCAACACAGTAGCGGTCAAGGTGGAATACTCTCATTCCTCCATCATCAGGCATATACAGCAAAGCGTTGCCTGTTACGATGAGGTGCTTCAGGGCTTCGTGAATAGCTACTCGGTAGGTCTCACGACTAATCTCTTCCATGACTGAATCTTCTACTTGTTGAAGACCTGCTTCTATTTCTGAAAGCATACCTGCATCAGCACCTTCGGCTGCCAAAGCATACTTATCTACATTGAGTCTGAAAAAGGGGGCGTTAGGGGGAAGGAGTGCGAGTAATAGTTTGGATGCTAGGTTATTAGTTCCTCTTGCCCCAACGCCCTGAAAGGGAGTTTCAAGTCTGCTATGAGAACCAAAGCCTTCGTCAGGCATAACGTATGGTAGAGTTATCTTTGCTGCTTGCCTTGCTCTATCAAGGTATTGATAACGCTTCCCCTCTAGGGAGGTATATAGGCTTTGTGCTGTTTGCTTGCTCATAAATTATTCTTCTTCTTCTGGTTCTGGAAAGATTACGTCCACTGTTGTTGTCGATTGTTCGCTTTCATCAAGGTCATAGCTTTCAACATCCAATGCCCATAGACCATCTACAGTTTGCTCTGGTGCTGTCACATAGCGTGACCCCTTGCCTTCAGTATGAAAGGATAGACCAAGGCTTATGCCCTCCTGCTCGGAGCGACTCCATGCGTCTTCTTCAGTTGGAAATAGTAAGTACATTATGTAAGGTTGTATTGATTTTTAATGTTAGCTTCTATGGCAGGGCGGTTAGCTGACTGGTCAGTAGTGTAGATAATTATTTCGTTTATAGGCTTAGTGTAATTAGCCGAAAAAGTAAAAGTAAATTGACCGCCAATTCTAAATTTTCTTGCACCTGTGCTTGTTTGATTTGGGGATAGCATATCACTTCTGGTAACTGCAGTTCCACCATTTACCGCACCAGTAGCATTAGGAAAAGTGGCAACGTATGCTACCAGACATTCACTACTTGTTACGTCTGTTGTTAAAGCGGTTGAAGAAGTATTTCCCTTTATTTGAGTTTGCAACTGTACATCGTCTGAGTACCCATTAAAATTAAGTCTCCAACCGCCATACCCTGTGCTTCCATTTATTACCGACCCACAAGAAAAAGCTTGCGTTTGGCTTG